CATTTCGAACCTTCCATAGTTAGACGTTTCCAACCTCCACGCATTATTTCTCGACCCCAAAGTAATCTTCCGCTCTTCATGTGATTAAGAAAATGTGACTGTAATGGCCACATAAACATTAATTCACACATAAGTAGAAGCCAAACGGCTCCAAAAACGGCTCTGATCTTATCAGGTTCGTCTGGTCCAACAACATGTGAACGCAAATGCATAGTATTCCAATAGTATGTCTGAGGCTCTCCATTAATCCAAAAAGGTCTTAATCCATCTTTGATCTGATGTACTAAATATCTATTATAACCGAAAATTTCAGGGTATAAATTATGTTTAATTCTACCATTACTTTCGATAATTCCGAGTTCTTGTTTCCATTTGATCCAAGTCTCAACTTCGATACTATCATCAAATTCTCCTTGTCTATTTTCAGACAAATGATCCATTAATCCTTTAATTCTCCATTCCTCATAACGAGTAAATAATTGCTCGTAAGCTTCTTCATATCCTGATGATACTCTAGGTATCTCTGATTCTAGATCAACGTTTCTAGTCTTTGGCTTAAAACGAAAATCTCTCAGGTTCCACGGGGCTTCAACATTTGTGTTGAGTGTGATTGGGTAGTATCTTAGGTCTGGATAAGCAACTGGATGTAGTGTTCTATCCGGTTGAAATCTAGTCCTAGTCCATCTGACAGCTTTGTAAAAATTATCATCCTTCGGAATTTCGTGATACGGTTGTTCAGTTCTAAAGAAATCTGTAATGACTGCATCATCACTATCTTTTGAACGTCGATATTCAAACGCTCGACCATATTCTTCTGGTTGAAAATACTGTTCAGCTTGTCTACTGCACCATTCATAAATGCTCCGATTATACTCTTCTTGTTCGAGAGTTGGTTCAGGCTTTGGCTTTGGGCGGTATCCAGGAGGTACTTCACCGACAAATCTAATATTGGTGGTGTTCATTGGTGTAGTTTTACTATTATAGGCTTTATTTAAACGTATAGTCGCC